CTTCTGAAGGAAATTCCAGAAGCCTTTAAAATTAAATGTGCTCATTGTCCAAAATTCCATGATAGTTCCAAGTGTTGGGTAAAATATCCCGAATTGAGAACTAAATTCATGCAGAAACATGAGAGATCTGAATCTCTCAATGTAAAACATTTTCCTACCAAAAGTGAAATGAATTCTGTTGTTCCTGTTTTTTCAGGGAGAAATTTTGTGTATAATGCTACTTATGTGGTTTTTGGTACTTCTTGTGCCTTTATAATTCCAGCAGCAGATTATCACAAATATCCTGACTCTTACTTCCGTTGTGCTAATGATACTATTAATTATCATTTTAGTGATCTTGATATCAGGGAAGTCGAAGGCATATGTATTATTCGTGCAGTCGGCATGCATAAATTTCTTGAAGAAAAGAAATTAACTGTATTGAGAATGTCAACTAAAGTTGAAAGTGGAAGTGTTCATGCAACACTATATCCCTTCTTTATGGAGACAAATGGATATAAATTTACATCCGGACAGGCAGAATGCCTCCGGATGAGTAATAGATTTTATTATTCCATAACCACTAAAGGTGGTAATTGTGGCTCCCCCCTTATTGGGGCTGATGAAGCCAATCTTAATAAACTCATTGGCATCCACGCCTATGGAGGAAACGCAAAAGGAAATCTAGGTCAAAATTCTGCTTTGGCACTCACGAATACATTTTATGATCATGGTGTAGCATTTTTAAAAGAAATTCCTTTCCAAGTAAGATACAATTGTTTAAAATAGATAGCCCCTTTGAAGGGGCGACTATTGCTTTTGCAAAAACTATGTTAGAATGTAATTTAGAACCACCACCCATTGGGAGTGGTTTATATTCTTATCCTAGACTTGAAGAAAGTCAATGTGTCACTGGACCTTGCGTTGGGGTGTATGAAAATCTCATTCCCCTTTTTAATACTTCTTATCGTATAAGATGTTCAACTGAAAATTTTGCTGATCATTATTTTCCATCTCCCACTTGGGAAACATATGGAAAAACAATAGAAAGGCCAATTTTATTTACGGGAGTTCTACCAACTAATAAAACTTTAATGGGTAGTTTAATGAAACTTGATGTAAAACCAGTTCAAAATTTAACTCATCCTGAAGTATTTCAGGGTGTAATAGAAAATTTGAAATATGTGTTTGAACCGTATTTTGCTACGGATCCGGATGTTATGCCAATTTTTACAATGGATACATCTGCATCTTTTCCTTTTCCGCAAATTTCTAGTTGTAAAACTAAAGCTGATATTTTAAGTCAACCTTGGTTCTACAAAGAATATGTTGATGCACCATTTGATAAAATCACTTGGTGGAGAGGAGTTCCAAAACATGAATTTTTATCAATTTTTGATATTCGTGTTAATGGGAAAATCCGAACATTTTTACCTTCGCCCATTCATTTATTATTTTGGCAGAAGACCTTTTTTGGTCCCCAAGATGAAAATTTGAAGAGGTGCAAACCTAAAGGTATACGATATGGTATTGATTTCCACCATGGTGGCTTTGATCTTATGATTAAAGAACACTATAATAAGCGTGGTTTCGACCCTATTAGGGACCTACTTGAACTTGTATTCATGGAATGCGATATATCAGGATGGGATCGTCGTCTTTCAGTTATGAAAGAAATATACGAGATCCGAAAGGCATTTTTAAAATGCCCAATTAGTTACCAAAAG